TGCAGTAAAGATAGCTTATTTAGCATTTCAGCAAACAATAGAAGAAGAACAACTATTCATAGAAGAACAAATCTTGGCACAATTAAACTTATTAATAGAGTTAGAATTCCCAGCAAGTTTAGAGAATGAACTATTATCAGACAATAAAAAAGACGGTGCTCAGAACATAGACCCAAGTGAGACTACTGCAGGAGAGGGACAATGACACATAAAAAACTTAAAAAAAGACCTAAAGGATTTGTAGAGTCAGGAAAAGGTAGACCTGTAGTTTTTCAAGAAGCAGAATCAAAAGATGGTAAAAAAAGAGGTTTCGCAATTTCAGCACATGAGCAACCTGTATTAGCGGCAAAGCAGAAAAGAGAAAGAGAAAAAGAAGATAGAGAAGTGAGAACAGCTGATACAGGTAGTGATACAGTAAATGGAGAAACTATTTTCTTAGGAGGGGGAGAAAGAGAAAAGACAGGTTTAGCTGCATTTAGAGAAAAAGATACTCTGTTAGGGAAAGGTGCAAAAGTTTTAACATCCCCAATAACAACTGTGGCGTTAGCAGGAACATTAGCAGCATTAGCAGCATTTCCAGCAGTGCCTGTGGTTGCAGTGGGAACAAGAGTAGGAAGTATTTTACACACAGCATCAATACACCATTGGTCAAGAGCAACAGGAATGTTAGTAGCAAAGAAAGGATTAACAGTTTCAAGTAATCCAATATTGGAAAAAGGTAGAAAAATAGGTGGAACAGGGGTTGATAAATTATTTAAAGCAGGAAAAAACAGAATAAAGATGAATGAAAAAACAACAGCATTAGCAACAAGTGAAGTAAGTAAATCATTTAGCAACAAAGCCATGGTTCTTTATGGTTCATGGGCTGGTTCAGTATTTTTAGGAAAATGGGCACAAGCAGAAGCAGCAGAGCCAATAACAATACCTTTAAGAGATGCATTAAAACAAGCAAAAGAAACTGGAGATTATAGTGTATATGATGAATATTCAGCAGCAGCAAAAGAAATAACAAACCAAAATATATGGGAAATAATTTTATCGTGGTCGCCAATAGCAGCTATACCAGGAACAATTAATAAATTAGCAGGAGTAAAAAAGGGAATTGAATTACTGGATAAAATTGCAGAAAAAGATAAAGCAGCTGCAGGACAAGAATCAGCCTTTGAAAAACAAAGAAGAGAAAGTGATGAAGCATCATTTGAAAGGAGGAGAGAATTTCAAGATGAAATGGATGAGAGGTTTGCAGCAAGATGAAAACACTACTAACTATCATGGAGGCAGGGGTCGCTGCAATGGTAACAGCGTCTACACCACAGATAGTGAGTGAAAGGTTGGTGGGTTTTACAATACCTCAGCCTTATGTTATGGTCTTAGAATGGGACCAAGATAAAGACGGAATAGAAGACTTAAAAGTATTTTATAAATTCAGGGTTACTCCTCAGGGTGCTTATACAACAGAGCCTTTTATGTATTGGGATGATAAAAACAAAAACGGAACATACGAAGAAGAAGAAAAGATTACAGGACAAAAAATATAATGACAAAGAAAAAAACACAGGAAATAAATTGGAGAATAGTAGCAACAGGTTTAGTTTGTATAACAGCATTAGAAATGGTTGCCTTATATAAGGGCATTAATGGAATAATGTTAACAACTGTTATAGCAATAATTGCAGGAGCAATAGGTGTTACTATTCCTAATCCTTTAAAAGTTAGTAAATAGATGAAAGGAGGTAAGAAACATGGAAGAAAAACAGAATGAAAAACAAGAAGTTGAGAGAGAAGAACAAGTTGAAAAACCAACAAATACTGGAGAGGGGGATAAGTCTAAAGAGGTTGATAAAGTTGAAGCCGCAAACGTTGCAGCAGAAAGGATGGAAAAAGCCGCAGAAAGAATTGAAAAAGCAAACATAGAAACAGCAAACTTATTGATTAAACAAGCCTTAGGGGGACATGCAGAAGCTGGAATTGTGCCACCACCAGTGGTTAAGGAAACTGATGAGGAGTATGTTGATAGGTTTAAGAAAGGGTTAGCTAATCCATTAGCAGACGATGGCATTAAGTAAAGAATTCTTAAAAGAAGAAATTAAGAGGAGCAGAGAAAATATCTCTAATGCTAAGAAAAACATTTCTAAGATGCAAGATAGTTTAGATGTTAATGAGTTAGTTCTTAAAGCTCTCCAAGAAGAATGGAAAAATGCATAAGTATATTATAACAAGAGGAAAGAGCAGATTTGTTGATTTTTGGAAAGCTGAAATGGAGGCTATTTTTTTGCCTATAAAATTTAAGAATAGTGAAAAACAAGAAGTAGCATCAAATGTTCAATTAGTTATGAGACCTGTTCAGTTGTGGGAGTTAGTTTATCCAGAAGAGCACGATGCTAAGGTTACAAACTTAATAGGTAATACAGGCTACGACCATCACAATTTTATCTTAAAAGTTAAGGACTGGTTTGTAGGACTTTTAGGATTAGATGTAGTCAGAGTAGAGCCAACCTTAACAGAGAAACCAATCCCGAGACAATTTGTAGGAGTAACGATCTTAGGTAATAAAAAGGACAAAAGAGACGGAAATGGAAATGAATTACTATGATAACTATTGAATTCACAGGGGAGGCTATGTTGTTCTATTTATGTATGTTAGCAACAGTCGGAGTTATAGTTAAAGTCTATCAAGTCTTTGTTTTAGAGAAATAGATACATTTATAAATATCTTCATTTTCTTTTATTTTATGGCAGATGAAGCAGTAATTGTAGAGAGTGAGGGCGGAACTCAAGACTTTACGGTGGCAGTAGGAACAACTATTGAAAAGATGACTCTCTGTAAATTAGCAGACCCAAGAACAGCATCTGCTTCTGACGGGGCTAATGTGTTTGCAGGTATTGCAGCAACAGAAAAAAATTCTACAGACAATGCAACAGAGTTAGGGTTATTCACAGAGGGAACTTTTGTATTAACAGCAGCTCCAGGAGCAGCAATAACAGCTGGTATGGCAGTTTCATTATCAGGCGCTAATTTAATTAAACAAGCAACAGAAGCTGAGATGGTAACAGGTGCTGCTTTCGGTAAAGCATTAGAAAGCATCGCAAGTGCAACTACAGGCGAAGTTAAATTGGGTTTTGTATAAAATGACAGAAGAAGAAGAAAAACAAACACAAGAAGAAGAATCATCAGAAGATGAAAGTTCTGAAGAAAACTCTGATTAATGGTTGATACAGTAGGACAATTTGATGTAAGAGGAGAGAATATTTCTAAAGTTGTAAAGGTATTTGCACAGAAAAAATTTAAGTTAAAGCCTTTATTAACAAATGTTAGTTCTAATAAATGGACAGAAACTTATTACAAAGAAGACCCAACTATATTAACAGCTGGTGGAACAAGAAACATTAAAGAGATAGGAAGATTATCCGCATTTCCAAGTGTAGAGAGAAGCTGGACAAAGGTAAGTGCACAACATTTCAAGTATGGAGACCAGGGAGTTATTTCTATGGAAGATGTATTAACAGATGCTATAAATGTTCAAGCAAGAACAATTAACGGAATAGTGGAGAGTATAGTTAACTCAGTGGACGCAGCAATATATGCAGCTCTAACAGCTGAATCAAGCACAAGTGGAACAGTAGCAGCTGCAGCAAATTGGGACGCAGCAGCAGAATCTACAAGAAAACCTATTAGTGATATTCTTAAAGGAATTCAGGCAATGATAGAAAACAACTATGACGCCTTAGAGGGTGGTATGTTATTGCTAAGTCCACATGACTATAGAGCATTAATGGAAAACTCAAAAGTTATTAACAACCCAAGTTTTAAAACTGCAGATGTAGTTTCAAATGGAAGAGTAGGTCAAATTGCAGGATTAACAATAGTAGTAAGCACAACAGTTACAGCTGATGAAGCAATGATTATTATAAATCAAAGAACAGCTACATGGCAAAGTGTAGTAGGTTTAACAACAGCTATTATAAAAGATGAGGGGAGAAGCACAATCATAAGAAGCTGGGAAATAGGACAAATCCAAATCACAGACCCTAAAGCAATTTATACAATAACAAATACACAGGCATAAAAATGAGTTATAAAGGACAATATTTAAGAGGCGAGAAATGGTATTTAATGAATAGAGACGCAGATGGAAACTTATTAGATGTTGTTAAAAACAACGCTGAAAAAATGAAAGATGTTGACTTATATTTAAAGGCTCAAGTTAAAGAAGAAACTAAATCTAAAGGTAAGAAATAATGGCGGCAGGAGATTTCAGCCTTATTAATCACGGAACATTCGCTTTAAGCGGAGCAGACATTGCGACTGCAGTAGGAAATGTAAATATACCTCACGCAACAATTTCATCAGGTGCTGGCTTATATATAATAGGCAATGGGTTAGGGGATGCAACAGTGTTAGAGGTTAATGTGGCTGCAGCATAATGGTAGAAATAGTAGGAGACTCTGTCCAGCCAAGTGAGTTTGTTGTCCCAACAATAGAAAACGACAGAAACTTATCAGGGAATAATGTAAGCGGTGGGGATATGTTTATGAGTGGAGCTAAGATATGGTTTCACAATGGAACAGAAGTTGTAGTAGTAACATCGGGATAAATTTTTAAACCTGTAATTCTATAATTTTATATGGCTAAGAAAAAGATAAGTAGCTTCTTAGGAACAAACAAAGTAAAGGGAACATTTACGAGGAACGCAAATGCTGCTAACACTGATAATTTAGACGATTATAATATAGTGGATAGTATTGATATTAATTCTGGGACTATACAAGATACACCTACAGCTGATAAGGATATAGTTAATAAGGCTTATGTAGATAGTGCTGCAGGTGGGATTACATCAGGCTCAGAGGTTTCTCATTTAGATATAACTAACATAGGAACACACGCACACTCAGTTATAGATACTCATATACAAAGTGGAGCAGACCATTTTGCCTTAACAAACGAGCATATTAATTGGACTGCAACAGGCACAAATCTTAATGCAGGAAATATAAGTGGGGCATCAGTTACATCAGGAGCGATAGCAGTTTATTACAGAGACTCACAAGTAGACCATGATGCTACTACTAACTATGTAGCAGCAGAACATTTAACAGCTTCTACATTTGCTACAAGTGGAGGGGCAACAGTTTCTTTAGGGACTCATGCTACAGATAGTTCAGACCCTCACGGAGCAGTCTTAACTCAAACTACAATTAATACAACATCAGGAGGGATGACAGCAGATAATGATGCAAGCGGTGCGGCGATATTTAGGAATTTTCTAATAGGAACAGAAGCAACACCTTTCGCGGCTTCTAATGCAACACAGGGGACAGTTTATCTGCAGTATACAGCATAATGGTTTCTACGGAGAATTTGGTTTCTTATTATAAATTAGATGAAAGCTCAGGCAATGCAATAGACTCACACGGCTCAAATGATTTAGCTAACTCCGCTAATCAAAATGTTGCAGGTATAATTAATACAGGTTACTATACTTATACATCACCCCCTTTAGCTTCAGGACAATGTTCAGGAGCTACATCAGGACTTCCAGCAGGAGACACAGACTTCTCAGTAAATTTTTGGGCTCATCATGATAGTGTAGGAGCTAACAGACACATGGTAGGATGGCAAGATGTTAACGATAATAACAGAATTCAAATGTGGGTAGATGGAAGTGTTTACTTTTTTAGAAGTGAAGATGTAATGCAGGGATGGAGCACAGGAGTAACCCCTGGGACAAATAGCTATGAGATGGTAACATGGACATACGATTCTACTACAAATTATATCACACTATACGTCTCAGGAGCTTTTGCAGCTTCTTCAGCCATAACATATACAGGAACAGCAGGGAGCAACTTATCTTTATTCAAGAACTCAGCAGGTAATTATCCATATTTAGGTTTCTTAGACGAGTTATCTATATGGACAGGAAGAGTTTTAACATCTTCGGAAATATCAGATTTATATAATGGAGGCGCGGGACTTTCTTATGATTCATTAACATCAAACACAAATCTTCAAGTTAATGTAGACGACACATTTAAAAGTGTAGCAGCTCTAAAAGTAAATGTGGATGATGCTTGGAAAGAAGTTACCGCAGCAAAAGTAAATGTAGATGATGCTTGGAAAAGCATATTTTAATGATGACAGAAATTATAAAAGTTGATGACACAACCGTCGCTAAAGTTGGAACTCAAGAAGTAAGGCAAGTATTTAGTAGCACAGATTTAGCCAATAGAAAAGCAACATTAGAGGCACAACTCGCTGACATCAACGAACTTATTGCAGTCCTTAATGCTTAGAGAGAGACAGAGAGAGAGAAACATTTATAAAGTATGTTTTCTTGGTTTAGACATGGAAATAAACTTTACAAAATATGATGAAGAGTATATGATTAAATGTGATTTAGAAGCAGTTGAATTAGGAATACTTAAACAGATGAAAGGGGGTAATCAAGATGAACGAAAATAAATGTCAAAAATGTGGTGGAGATATGGTCTTAAGGAAGAGTGCTCATGGACAATTCTTAGGTTGTAATAACTTCCCAACTTGTAATAACACAGACAAACTTCCAAAGGAAGACGAAGTTGAAGTTGTTAAGATGGTTGAGAAAGAGAAGCAAGAAGTATATGATAAGCATAAGGCTGATCATTATGAAGAAGAAAACTATCAAGTTAAGTCAAGACAAGTTAGATATTGGGCATTAAGCGAAGCAAGAGCATATTTTGGAGATAGGGGTAGTGATGAAGCAATTATTAAATTAGCTAAAGAATTTGAAAAATACATAAGATTTGGAAAATAATATGGGAACAACAGCAAGTAGAATGCAAAAAGTGATATGGATGAGAACCATGAAGTCTAAAATTAAGCCAG